ATGTTTCCATCCTTAATTGTCTTTTTCACAGCGCTAACGCTGTTTTTCATATTTTCTGTTTTAACGTAAACAGAATTATTTTTCACTTCAATTGTAAATTCAACTGCATTTCTTATGATTTTTTTCATTTTAACCATTCCTTTTTCGTTTCTGTACTTACTATTATATCATAAATATCTTATATAGTCAAGTACTTTTTTGCAAAAAAATAAAGTTTTTTTAAAAAAACCTTTCAGCCCGCTTTTTGGTAATGCACAAATAGGACACGAAAACGCCCAAAAGTGCTGATATTACTGTGTTTTAATATAACTCTGTAATATAATAGCGATGTTGTCACTACGTCATTACAGTAGTTGAATTACTTTTAGATAGCTTTGATTTAAGCTAAATTAAAAGAGGTAATACACGCATAAGACACATTTTTACTTTTTAAAAAAATGACTTGCTAAATTAAATTGATTGCATCTATTAGATGCTTAATGTCGATATCTGTATAATGCTTAATTGTAACATCTTGCGACTTATGTCCAATTATCTGCTTAATCCAACGCTCATCGACCTTAGCAGTTGTCAACATCGTTGTGCAAGAAAATCTTGTATCGTGTGCAGTGTGTTTTAAATTTAATTTTTCCATAAGTGGGTCCCAAACTCCGCTGTAGAACCTGTTATAATTAAATTTACCCTTTTTTTCTTCATCGTAAATTAGATAGTCGCATTTACTATTTTCTAACCAAAATTTAAAGAAGGGTAGTGTTTTTTCCGCAATCGGCACTAGTCTAATACCGTTGGTTGTCTTACTATCAACGATACTAATGTATCGCTTTTCTGTGTCGATATCTTTCTTTTTTAAGTTCAAAAGTTCCATAATCCTTACACCACTATAGAGTAGAATTAATACGATATTAGCATACTTTTCGTCGTTTTCCACTTCCCAGATTTTTCCAATTTCCCAATCCCTAAACGGCGTGTGGACAGCCCCATTTGGCTTGCGTGCTTTCGTTAAATCAATGTAATTACTCTTATCCATTTCGTTGGTGATAATGTCTTTTAAAACGGCATAATCCATAATTGCTTTAAACATTATTTTTAATTTCTTAAGCACTGCGGTGCTTTTATCGGAATTATCAACAATACTTTGCATAACGTCAAGCGTAATATCTTCCACAAGCATATTTTCGATACTTTCGCACATTCTAAAGCATAAGTCGTAATAATACACATTGCTCGATTTCTTACTACCGCCGCCGTATTTTCCGTTATCATTTCGCCAAATTGTGTACAATTGCTTCAAGGTTGTACCTAATTTTTCCATGTTTTTTTTATTTGTGGATTTCGATTTTTTAAGATTTAAAAGGTCATCAAGCGAGATATCGTTACTTTTATACAACTTTAATAATTGTTTAAAAGTAGCGGGATTGTTATGATAGGCGGCAAGCACTTTAAGCCCTGTTGCTCTTGTATTGTAGCAACCTAGGTTTTCGTACTTTTGTATAACTTTTTCGTCTGTTAATTCCCATCTCGCTGTTATCCTCACTCGCCAAGGATTTCGTCGTTTTCCACTTAATTTAGTAACAGTTCCATAACCATTTGGCATTTTCATTAGCATCATTCCTTTCAATTTGGCGGGCTGAAAGTGTTGCTTTTTAATGTAAAATGGTGTATAATTGTGAAAAGGAGTGGAAAACATGGATAAAATTAAGAAAAACAAAGTAATTGCGGGCGATTTCGTTGACTGCCCGATTATAATTACATTCGGCATTTTCGGGGTAGTTGTCCCCAAAAAAGATTTACAGGAATTAGGGCTTAAAGCTCTTTCAATTGATGAAACAACTATAGCAGCGTATGAGTTATTAACACCTGCTAGACTAGAAGAAGCAGTTAACGGTATTGCACGCGGTTTAGTTACCACCACGCTTCTTGGCCCGATTGGCTTATTAGGATTTAAGCGTAAAAAAGGCGTCAACCAGATAATTATTAACTGGGCCTTTGAAAAGCAAAGCTTAATTACTTTAACTGATAAAGATTTTGCAAAATTTAGAGCAAAATTTAAAGATTTAGAAGTGAATGCCACTAAAGTTGTTGAAAACAATTCAAGTACTGCAGATGAATTGCTGAAATTCAAACAACTCCTTGATGCCGGCGCCATTTCGCAAGATGAATTTGATAAAAAAAAGCGAGAGCTTCTTTAGTTTTAAACACCTTAATAGGTGTTTTTTTATTTTAAGTTTAAAGGATTTGTTAACAAATCGCTAAAATAATCTTGAAGTTTGCTTTTGCCTGTTTCATTAAGTTTTCCAAATTCTGCCAACCATGTTGGGCTTTCGAATTCGGGGTTATCAAGCTTTTTTAAACGTTCAAAAGTTTTTAAGGTAGTAGAATGTTTTAGACGTTTAATATAATCTGTATCTGGTGAGTTTTCCACTGCTTGTATATTTTCAGTTGCAAGCTCATGAGTTGTACAACCTAGAATGTCTGCCAATTGTTGAGCGGTCGCAAAAGTCGGAAAATTTGTACCATCTTCCCATTTTTGAATTGTCGAGCAACTTTTCAGACCTAATTTATTTGCTAATTTTCCTTGCGTCATTTTATTTTGTAAGCGCAAATATTTAACGTTTTTCGCAAAAAATTCCATTTCGTTGCCTCCTTTCACGCTACTACAATAGTAGCATAAACTTGACTATTCGTCAAGTGAAATTTACAAAAAGTAAAAAAAAACAGATAAAAAATCAATTTTGCTATTGACAGCAGATAAATAATCGTGTATAATTGCCATATCATCAAAAAGGAGGCGAAATTAATGCAATATGCTTTAGTTGAATTAAGAGTTCGCAAGGGCTTAACTCAAGAAGATTTGGCAAAAAAACTGAATATTTCTCGTCAAACTTTAATAGTTTGGGAAAAAGATTTAAGAAATGTTGATTTTAATAAGATTTATGAGTTGGCTAATATTTTCGACGTTAAAATCAATGAAATAAGAATGCAACCAGAAAAATTTGACAATCAAAAATCAAGTATTGCCTAATTTTTTTTAACTGCATTGTGATTTTAAATCTGCATTAGTGTTTTTTTTAAACAGTATTGTGATTTTAAATCAAGTAAAGGAGGTGGAAAAAATGGATGATTGGTTTCAAAGACTAAAAAGAGAACGCGAAAGCTTGTTCGTAAAATGCGAGGCTTTAAAAAAACATCTACAAGGTGTTAAAGTCGATGGTCAGCAAATGTGTACTGCACTTAATCGCGATCTGAAAACAATTCAATTGTATCATATGAAAAAATATTTAGAAATTTTAGATTTTAGAATTAAAAACGAAAAATAAATATTACGCGTGGTACGGGCGTCTTGTTAACATGAAGGTGCAAAATGAAAAAGATGGTAAATTTTGTTATTATTTACAGTCCAAGAATTTTGGTGGAAAGGTGATAAGATATGATTTTAGAAGAAAAAAAAGAAGCGGAAATTATTATAACTACCGAAGCTGGCGACAACTTACGACGATATTTAAAAGATTTTGTCGAAAATAACCCAGAAATAAATTTAACAACAATACAATAACAACCTTGGCGGGCTGGAAGTGTAAGGAGGGGTTTGGTGGAAATTAAAAAAGCGGCAATTATTCTACAAAAACCCGAACAATGGTTGAGGTTATTTCTGCAAAATGTGGAAAATAACCCAATCGGCATCGCATACAAAGTCTCTGGTAGCAGTCGTTATGACTACTACATTGAGGATTTCCAACTAAGGAAATATGTGGGTGAAGAAAAATGGCTACAAGGGATTAAAAAATGGAAGGAGAATGAAAAAGATGTTAAAAATTAATCAACAAAAAAATGAAATTTCGGTAGTTTTTAACCGAATTTTAAACAATGAATTGAAAGGGTATAAATTATACACAATTTTCACCGTTTGCGAGGAGGGAGAAAAAGTAGTATCTGCTAATGTGGTTATTTCGACCCCTGAAAACCACGCTTTCCACGGTATTATATTGTCGCCACTAATTGACCCAACCGAATTTAAAAAGTCTAAAGGGTGGTCGGTTGTTAATTGTTTTGGTTGCAATTTCGAAGCTTGGTTACTTAACTTGTTATAGGAGGTGTGGAAATGAAGAAATATATATTGTCGGTGACCAACACCTTTCAGGATGTTGAAAATTTCACCATGACCGAAAAACAGGCGAAGCGGTGTAAAAGAGCTTTCGCTTGGGTTTCAAGACCGAAAATTTTCGGCTTCGAACGCTATTGGATTTTTAAACATCTAGGAGGGGAAAAATATATTTCGCTTCGATTAGTCAAAGAAGTCAGCATGAAAGAAGCGAAAGATGTGAATAAAATCTACAATTTAGGCTCTAACGAATCAAAAAAAAATAGGGAAAAAATCGTCAAACTTGCAGAAATTTATTTAAAGGGGGATAAAAAAAATGACTTATAAAGAAGCAATTGAAAAAGCAACAAGTTTGGATTTTATTGTAGAAACTAAAGGGAATAAAATAACTTTTCATCGTGGAATTCCTGAATGGGAAAATTACGTAAGGACTGATACAGTAGGCCAAGCATATATCAAAACTACCGTTTTGAAACTTGCTGAAATGTTATTAACACTTGCTAGAACTCCTTTAAGCGAGCGTGGAAATGAAGAAAAATTCTACCGCGTTCCAATTGAAGAAAAAATTCTAGCTAGGAGCGCAACAAGCGAGATTAATCTAGTATACACCACTCAACTAAACCAATTTTATAAGACAGAATTTACCGAAAAAGAAATCAACGAAATTAACCCGAACTTAATGAAAATTGCAATCGAGGTAGATAACTAATGATAGATGTATTATTAGTTATCCCCAAAATTATTGGAATTGTCATGCTTAGTTCGTTGCTAATATTGTTGACAGTGAACATAATTAAAATGATTGTAGAAGATTTAAGAAGGTGAAAAAATGCTGTTCGAAGAAATTCTTGCGAAAGTGCTAAATGCTATGTTTGCTATCATATTACTAGCTTTTATTTTAACACTTTCAATTGTTACAGTTTACGCAGTTTCATTGATTGTTGGGGAAACTCTACAATTAGTTTTTAAAGGTGAGTGTTAAAAATGCTAGAAGAATTTAAATGTTGGGATGCTTAATAAGAAGGAAGTGTAAAAATAATGGAAAAATTATATTGTGTACCGATAATTAAAAATGGAGGTGAAGCTACTAAATATCTCTTTTTTGACGATGGGTACACCTATTTAGGGGGAAAACACCAATTTCACGAAGCACAAAGCAAATTCACAAAGGAGGAAATCGAAGCCATCAACCCGAAATTCATGATTTTAGCAGAGGAAGTTGAAATTCCCACAGACCTGTTTCATGTCTGTTTTGAAGGTTTGTTTGGAAGTTGCAAATATCTACAAGCATTTAAACTTTCTGAAAAAATTAATTATGTGATAGGAGAAAAATATCAGACAAAAAAATACAAAACGATGTTCACCATTAACGAAATAGTCGAAATAAATCCGAATTACGCAAACTTAACAGTACCAATTGAACTTGAAACTTTTAAATATTCTTATTTAGGTGTGGAAAAATGAGTTATGCAAAAGAAGAATTATACAGTTCATCTTACGAAATTTTTGCAAGTCAAACGCAAAAAATGAAGTCTGATGGCACGTTATTAAGTTACGCCAAAAATAAAGAATCGGACTCTCGTGCATATCGTGAAGAACACTTATTAATATTAGAGTTAAAAGGTTTCAAAATTTGAAATAAAGAAGGTGTTTAGAAAAATGAATAACATGGAAGATATAGAATTTTCACTGCACAATATATATTTGGCCTTAATCATGATTTTAATCAGTTTAACAGATGGTTGGTTGTCTACGCTTATGATGGTATTATTCATTCTCGAACTAGTCAATTTTCATCTTAAAAGATGGTTGAAAAAATGAATTATGCACAAATCAAAGAATTCGATACAGCAAACGGCACTGGAGTACGCACAACGCTGTTCGTAAGTGGTTGCACTCATCAGTGTCAAGGGTGTTTTAACGGCGCTTACCAAGATTTTAAATACGGTAAAAAATGGAACGAAACCGTAGAAAAAAAGTTTCTGGAAAGTGTCGAAAATCCACAAATTATGGGCGTGACCATATTGGGTGGTGAACCCTTCCAACAAGACGATGATTTATTAAATTTACTCAAAAAAATCAATAAAAACATCTGGATTTATTCCGGTTACAGTTATGAAGAAATTCTAAAAAACGAAGAACGAAAGGAGCTATTAAGTTACTGCGATGTACTTGTTGATGGGCCATTTATCCAAGCTCAAAGAGATTTTAAGCTACGATTTAAAGGTAGTCGAAATCAACGGATTATCAATGTTAAAAAGTCTCTAATAGCTGATAAGGTCAAGCTATTAGCAGGTGAAAATTAATCCAAAGGAGATAAAAAAATGGAACAATTTGAAATCAACGGGGGTTTTCCAAAACAGGAAAGGAGTGGAAAACATGGAAAAAGTAATGAAAAGATGGGAAGCTGTATTTGAAAAAGTATCACGTCCCAAAATTATTAAATACGAAGGAGATAAAAAAATGGAACAAATTAATATTACAGAACTTTACCAATTCGGGGGAGCTTTAGAGGCTACTCGGAAAATTATCCTCAATTCGGGGGAAACAAGATACAACAACTTAAAAACAGAAGCAAAATTAAGAATTTTGGAAGTTTTTGAAACTTTTATTAAGAATTGTGTACAAGGGGCGAACTCTTTAACTTTCGCAGTTCCTGTTTACAAAAACAGCAAAATTTCTTCGCTTGTTGTAAACTTTTCTACAGGCGAGGAAGCTCCAGAAAATGAAAGGGGCGAACTCGTTAGGCATGCTAGCTGTTATGTTAGCACCGTCGGAATTGAATGCGATACTTTTTCGATAACTATCGACGAAATCGATAATTTTCTAGAATATTTCGAAGATTTAGGCGTTTATCAAAAAGCTGTTTAAAGCCTGAATGGACGAAATCAAACTTTTAAAATTAAACAAAATAATCAAAAAAATCAGTGATTTGAGAAACAATGAAAAAATCACTGATAGCGAGAAAAGTGAAGAATTGGGAAAACTAGAAGAACGCTTCTCAATTCTTTATCTTAAAAATATAGAGTTGGTGGAAAAGTGCTAGGATATATAATTTTAGCCGTAATAATAATTTTAATCTTATATAAAAAGAGGTGATTTAAATGATAATTTGGGCGTTATTTGATAGTGGAAATGGTTGCTATACACAAGCTGTAGGAAAGTACTTCCCACAAGCTGAAATCTTTCCGATTGGCGTTGATATCGAAAACAAAAACAGTCACTTTATAAATTTAAATTTAGCTGATTATTCGGAAATTTTCAACGGTAAAAGTCCAATTTTCGACAAATTAGACACACTGCCAAAGCCCGATATCATTCTTGCAAGTCCTCCTTGCGAAAGTTGGAGTTTGTGGACTTCGCTAAAAGGTGGTACAAATTTTTGGCAAATGACACAAGAAATAAACACCTTGTTCGGTGAGGTGAAAGTTCCCACTGCTTTCACCCTTCAAACAAGGGAAAATTTCGACAAAGCTTTAGAAAATAGGCACGGTTTTTTTAAAGCTCATTGGCATAAAACGTTGTATAAAAGAGTTAATGGCGAGCTTTGCGCCTATAATACTCTACGAATTATAGAACGTTACAATCCGAAAATATGGGTTATTGAGAACCCTCAAACATCAAAAATTTGGGAATATTTTCAACAAATCCATGACTTTGTTGGTATTAAAAACATTGCTCATTATAATTATTATGATGAAAATTTTCCGAAAAAACCGACTTGTTTTTTAAGCAATATTGACCTTAATTTAAAGATTACACTCGACAAAGCAAAAGCTTCGTTAAAGGGTCTAGAAGGACGTCCCTCGCCATCTACGTACAACGAGCGAAGCGACATACCGTTAGAATTAATTAAAAAAATTCTTAACAAAGCACAAAAGGAGATTTCAAAATGATTGAGAAATTAATAAAGAAAGAAATTGAAAATTTTATAGAAAATTATAACGGCGAAACAAACGAAATATTTTTTGATTTTGATTTTCTCGAAATCGATGAAGCTGACGATATATATCAGCAAATCGACGATTTAGCATCGTTTATTGACCCTGACATTTGTAGCGTAGTTGGAATTTTCGAAGCAAAAAAAAAGGCGGTTTTTGTGATAAATTCGCAACTATTAAGTAATACTTTGCAGTTGCGAAAACAAGAAATGCAGAAAGAAATCGAAATGCAAAATGCAGAATATTATAGCATGAAGGCGGTGAATTTTAATGGCATCTAAGAGAATGTTCGACAAAGCTATTATTGATACCGATAATTTCTGCGAGATGATGTCAAGCGCCAAAGCGCTATATTTTCTGTTAGGAATGGAGGCAGACGATAGGGGTTTCGTATCTCCAAAAAGAGTGATGCGAATGCACAATCACCCCGAAGACGATTTAAAGGTGCTAAAAGCGAAAAAATTCGTTATTGGCTTTGAAAGTGGCGTAATTGTGATAACGGATTGGCTTGTGAATAATTATTTGGATAACAGAAGGATAAAAGAAACAATTTATCTTGAAGAATTTAAACTTTTAGAAATAATTAACAATGTTTACATTTTGAAGGGTGATGCTGAAAACCCCTGCTATGACGCTTGCTTAGCAAATGCGCAGCAAATGCTAAGAGAGAAGAGAATAGAAGAGAATAGAAGAGAAGAGAATAGAATAGAAGAGAAAAGAGATGGTGTCGTTTTTGAAACGACCTTCCAGCCAAAAAAACAAAAATCTGCAAAAGAAATTGAAAAAGCTGAAAAACGGAAACAAGAAATTGATGACATTATCGCTTATTTGAATTTCAAAACAGGCAAAAGTTTTCGTGCTAAAACTGGAAAAACCAGAAGCGAAATTAATGCAAGAATCGAAGAAAAGGCGACACACGAGCAGTTTAAGCACGTTATCGACCTTAAAGTTGCTACGTGGACAAGTGAGCGAATGAAGGCTTATATTCGTCCTAGCACGTTATTCAATGCCACAAACTTCTGGAATTACGTTAACGAAAGTTTTCCAAAACCACGTGGACAAAATGCCCTAGTGGACATGATAAATCGAGGTGAATTCAATGACTAGAGCCGATATTGCGAAGATAATCGCTGTTTTAAAAAACGAATATCCCGAAGCAATGAAAGATTTTAGTGAAACGAACTTTAAAACCAAGGTCGACGTTTGGCACAGCGAATTTAAAAATGTTGAAAACGAAGTATTTCAACAAGCGATTAGACGAATTATCAGGCAAAACAAGTACTTTCCACGCATCAGTGACATCTTTCGCGAACTCACTGAAAACCCCAACGAAATGGACCCGCATTTGGCTTTTGCAGATGTTAAAACCGCCGTTAAAAAGTTTGGGTCGTACGATGAAATCAATGCCTTGAAGTGGTTACACCCTGAAATTGCGGCAGTCGTAAAAATGATCGGTTGGAGCAAGATTTGTTATACTCAAAACGACAAAATGGAGTGGGTTTTCAAAGAATTCGCCGAACTGCTGAAAAGTCCTAGCACCAAACAAAAAGCAAAAATATTGAGCGCTGGTTTTGTACGAATACCTGTAAAACCGACATTGGAGGCACAAAATGAATGATTTTTTAAAAAGTCAAGACTATGTTGACCACTTGAAAAAACTCGTTGCAGACGATAATAACAGACCTGCTAATAACAATCCAAAATGCTCAAACTGCTTGGATAAAGGCTTTCGAAGTAACATCTGCACAGACCAAAACGACCCGAAATACCTACACAGCTACATGATACTTTGCACTTGTAGACAAGTCAACGATACAAGCCAGCGAAATTACAACTTTTAGCTTAAAATCATTTTAAGCTATCTAGAAACGTCGCAAATTGCTTCGACCTTACCCAACTACCAAAAGCGCAATAAAAGTTCTCTACGAGCCTGCAAATAGGTAAATAAGAGATATTAGGGGGGTTGGTTGGGTCTGAAAAAGTACTAAAAAACCAAAAAAACTTTTTTTAAAAAAATTTGGAGTGAATAAAATGCAAAAAAAGGGGTGTCAAAATGGAGCCGATTGTACTCACAAAAACAGCACCGAAATTGAAATTTAACAACGAAGATTTGAAAAAAGAACTCAAACAAGAATTAGAAAAATATCAAAATAATATCATCACCGAAGAAACGAAAAAAGGAGGAAAAAAAAGTCGAGCAGAACTAAACACTTTGAAGAAAAAATTAAACAAGTTTAGAATCGAATCGAAAAAACAACTTTTCGAAGAGCCGACAAAAGAATTTGAAAAAAGTGTAGCAGAATTGATTGATATTATCGATAACACACTTAAACCCATCGATGAGCAATTAAAAGCCCTTGAAGACGCTAGAAAAGCGCAAAAAACAGTTGAAATTGAAGCTGAAATAGCAAAGATTATAGCGGAATTTCAACTAGACAAAAAACACGCATCAGAATTGACGATTCTAGAAAAATATCTAAACTCAAGTGAAGGTATTAATGTGATTATAGCAGACTTAAAAAATCGTGCAGAAATCTCAAAAAAGAACCAAAAGCTTGATGAAATGAATCGTCAAACAATCATCAAAACTTGTAAGGCTTATGAAGATGAAATGACGCTAGATGCTGAAAGTTATCTATCGTTGCTGGCGTTCCAAGATATCCATACAGTAATCGAAAATATTCATAAAACAGTTGTTAAAGAAAAACTAAAACAGCAAGAAAAAACTCTAAAAGAACCACAAAAAATTTACATTCCAGAAAACCCAAAAGTAGATGCAATTGTGGAAAAATTAACACTTGAAGGTAAATTAGATTTGAGTGGAAAACATACAAATTGGGCGACTTTTAAAGTCACCGGTAGAAAACAAAGCCTAATTGATTTGGGCGATTACATGGAAATGAAAAATATAACGTTCGAAGTTATTGAAAAAGGTGAAATTTAATGAATGAAAACAATGAAACAGCAAATAAAGAATTATTATTAAAAAACGAATTATCGAAAATTCTGCCAGCTATTAGTAGCGTTGTCCCCAAACACATGACACCAGAAAAGTTACTAAGGTTAGTGTTAACAACTACGCAACAAAACCCGAAATTAATGAATTGTACACCATTATCAATTATTGGAGCAGTTGTTAATTGTGCTTCGCTGGGTTTAGAACCAAATCTACTTGGTCACGCTTACTTAATCCCGTATTTCAACAGTAAAACAAAGCAAAACGAATGCCAATTCCAGATTGGTTACAAGGGTTATATAGATTTAGTTCTGCGTTCTGGAAATGTGCAAATGATTAATGCGCACGTAGTCTATGAAAATGATAGTTTTGATTACGAATTAGGGCTACACCTTGATTTGCGTCACAAGCCAAGCATGGGTGAACGTGGAAAGCCGATTTTCTACTATTCAACGTATAAAATGCGCGATGGTGGTTTCGGTTTCGAGGTCATGAGCCGTGAGCAAATCGAGCAACATTGTAACAAGTTTTCTAAGTCAAAAACTTACGGTCCGTGGGTGGATAATTTCGACGCTATGGCGCTTAAAACCGTCACAAAGCGCATGGTAAAGTGGATGCCGTTAAGTGTTGAAGTTCAAAAAAGTATAACATCTGATGAGCAAACTATTAGCTTAAACGTTAATAAAATGGACGTATTAGAACATTCTTATGCAGAAGATACGCTAGATATCACTGATGATATTACCAACGAAATTAATAGGAATATGTCGGAAGCTGCAAGCTTGGTTTAGTCGTCATGTTTGCAGTTGGAGAAGTTAAAAATATCGAAAATCATAGCAACGGTAGCTTAATTTCGATATTTGTAAAAGATTGTGAAATACCGTACGAAAAATTTAAGGAGTGTGAAATAAAACTATCCGACGGGCGCCTTATCTCGCCTGCTCAACGTCGATTATTGTATGCATTATTTCGAGATATTGCAATCCACACAGGACATACAATCGATGAAATTAAAGAGTTTTTTAAAATAGAATTCATGCTCGATTATAAAAAAGATTACTTTAGTCTTAGTGATACAGATGTGGAAAACGCCAATCAGCTCATCGAATATGTCTTAGCATTCGTTTTCCACCACGCTATACCGCTAAAGAAAAAAGTGCATATTCTAGCCAAAGAAGTTAACAACTACCTGTATTTATGTTTAATTTATCGTGCGTGTGCCGATTGTGGAAATCCTGCCGATATCCATCATGCTGATGCGATTGGAATGGGAAGGGATAGAACACAGATTGACCACACAAAGCATAAATTAATAGCCTTGTGCAGAAAACATCATCAAGAAGCACACACAATCGGTTGGCTTACTTTTAAACAGAAATATCACCTTGAAGCAATTAAAATCACAAAGGAAACAGCCAAAAAACTTGGCTTAAAAGGAGAAAATTGAAAATGATACATGAAAATGAAAATATCGTGGAAATAGTGAAATATGCGCTTAATTCGGGTGCAAATATGGTATGATACAGAAAAAGGAGAAAATTAAAAATGATTAAATGGAATAAAAGCGACATCGAAACAATGGAAAAAGCAATTGAAAAGTGGGGTGTGGAAAAGCAATTAATTAAATTAATCGAGGAAGCTGGCGAAGTAATCCAAGAAGTTGCCAAGACGCTACACACCGCCGATTTTGTTGATGAAATGATTTTTTTCAGTCCTTTTAGCAAAGAAATAAATCTAACGGAAGAATTGGCAGACTTGTATATAACGCTGGAGCAGGTTTGTATGATAGAATTCTACGATAATGGCAAAGTTAAGAAAATTGGCGAAAATATTAACAAGGTTAAGGTAGAAAAAATACAGAAATTGCAAAACAAATTAAACGAGGAGGTAGAAAATGTTAATAACTAAAAGAAATGGTCAATCTTTTTCCTATGGGCTAAAAATTCAATCACTTATCATTCTTATAGAAGATTAAAACCCAATCTAGTGAATATGGCAAATGAGCATGATTTGTTCATGGTTTTTCGACGAGTAGTGTGATAAAATTAATATAGTTAATTTTTGACATTTTGAGGTGTTATTATGGATAATAGTAGAGCCTCTCAAATAGTAGTTGATAATTGTTATTACTACTTTACCAAAAAGGTGATAGCTCTAAGAGTGATACATGAATTACACTTAGTAAAGGTACGATATGAGAATTTATTTAAAGTTTTTTTGGTTGATATTAGTGCTATTTCAACTGTTCCAATTGCTGAAACGTCAATATCAATTAGTTTGTTGGAGGGAGAAATTCAATGATTTTAGATTATTTTGATAGTAAATTAGACGGCGATTCGTGGGAAGTTATTAAGGAGAGGAAATATAATGGATATTGTTTATACAGTTTATAAAAAAAAGTGTATAGAATCAGCAAAAGTTGTCGAGCTTGTTAAAATTTCAGAAAATAAAGACACAATCAAAGCTTATAACGAAAACGGAAATAACGCATTTTTCAACAAAAAAAGACAAAAATGGAATAGAGAATATAAAGATTTCACTGGTGCGTTTTCAACATTTGAAGAAGCAGAGGAAACTATAATTGTTAAAAAACGACACGAGTTAGTTAACAACTTCGTTTTCTTAAAACACGCTAGTTTGAGCGATAGCGAAGTGTTGATTCTTCACAAACTTTTTAAGTCGAGGTAGCAAAAGTGACGAGAAAAGATTTAGAAGTTTATTGCCAATTAAAAAAACATTCTGCATCAACGTTGAGAATTTACGAAAGTTTAAGAAGGAAAAATAAACTTTTAAACGTTGATAAAAAGAAAGAGCAAGTAATAGAAAAATATCAAACATTACTTGCAGAATCGTATTACTTTTCATATCTTGAGGAATTGAAGAAAATCGACGAAATAGAAAAATTTATATCAACGATTGAAGAACCAATAGATAAGAATATTTGCAGAATGTACTATATTGAAGGCTTTTCTTTCACTAAAATAGCGAGAATGTTGTATTTTAGTGATGAATCAGCAGTTAGGAGGAGACTTAAGAATTTTTTTAAAAAAATGCAAAAAGAGGTCCGGTAATGTCCGGACTTTTTATGTTAAAATTAAAGCAGGCAAGTACTATTTTAAAAAAACTCAATACCGCTTTGTTATTGAGTTTTTTAAAAACATGAGGTGTAGAAAATGGAAGACTTAAAAGCAAATAAAATAGATTACGTTAAAATTGGTGATAAACGATTTAATCTAGTAGTTTTCAAGAAAGAAAATTTCAACAATGATATAACTTCCCAAATTGACTTCCAACAAAGTATGATTTCAATTGCAGACGTTTTGCACGAAGATGAAGCCAAAAAATCAATTATGCACAACGCTATGCATGGATTATTAACATTTATGGGCGAAGATGAGTTAGAAGAAAACGAAGCTGTAGTTAGCAGAATTGCGAACGGTATGCTAATGATGATGAAAGATAATCAAGAGTTATTCAAATACTTGATGAAAACAGATTAGGGGGAATCCCCGAAAAGGGGGAAAGAAGATGGCAAAAATTAAAAACCCGAAAAGGGCGGAAGCTTTAGAAATTTTTAAACAACATGGTGGAAAGATTTCTAACAAAACAATTTCAGACCGGATTGGTGTGCCGGAAAAAACATTAAGCTCATGGAAATCAAGAGATAATTGGGAAAATGCAGTACTCGACTCACCAGATTGTAGTGCAGAAAAAAAACTATTTGCGTCTGATTTAAATGATAAAGAAAAATTATTTTGTCTCGAATATGTCGAAAGCTTCAACGCTACCAAAGCTTATCAGAAAGCCTACCGGTGCGAATATCGTACCGCTCGAACGAATGGAAACAGGATAAAATCAGACCCAAGAATAGTCAAACATATAGAAAATTTAAAACGCGAAAAATTCAAAAATGTACTATTGGATGCAGATTCTTTACTGCAAAAAAGAATAGATATAGCATTTTCCGACATCACGGATTTTGTAGAATTCGGAACAACTGTTAAAAAAGTCGGTGGAAAAGAAGTTATTAAAAATTTCGTAAGACTTAAAAACTCAAGCGAAGTTGACGGCTCATTAATAACAGAAATAAAAGAAGGTCGTGACGGTGTAGCTATCAAACTTGTTGATAAAGAAAAGTCGCTAGAATTTTTAACAAATCATTATTCAACGTTAACAGCTGAAAAACAAGTAGCAATTGAAGCAATGCGACTAGAAAACGACATAAGACGTGCAAAACTAAAAGAGTTAATTGGTGATGGTAGTGACAATGACGATGCTATTAAGAATTTCTTAGAAGCTACTAAACCAGACACGGAAGAATTAACAAGGTTGTTTGAAGATGAGGAAATTTAGAAAACGTAGAGAAGCGCCATTTAAATTTAGCAACTTTTCAACAAAGCAGAAAAAAGTTATGCACTTCTGGCGTGAAAACAGCGGAATTAAGGAAAAAGATATTATCATCGCTGACGGTGCTATTAGAAGTGGAAAAACAATTTCCATGGTTTGTAGTTTCTTACATTTTACCCAAGAAACACATAAAGGCGAGGCGTTTATAATCGCTGGAAAGTCGATAGGAGCGCTTAAACGTAATGTTATTAAGCCAATGGTGCAAATCTTAAGAGCATGGGGTTGGTCGTACGAATATAATCGCAGTGAGAACTATTTAACAGTTGGCTCGAACATCTATTATCTGTTCGGTGCAAACAATGAATCCAGTCAAGATGTTTTGCAGGGATTAACGGCAGCTGGGGCATTAGCAGATGATTGTGCGCTATTTCCACAAAGCTTCTTAAATCAAATGATAGGACGCTGTTCGGTTGAAAACTCTAAAATGTTTTTAAACTGCAACCCTAAAAGTCCATTTCACTGGTTTAAGATTGATTTTATCGACAAGGCAAGGGAAAAATCTATCTATTATTTACACTTTAACATGGACGATAACTTAACATTGTCGGAAAAAGTGAAGAATCGGTACAAGCGAATGTTTTCAGGCGTATTTTATAAACGCAATATACTTGGATTGTGGGTAAATGCAGAAGGTGTAATTTATGATATGTTTGATTTTAACAAGCACGTTGTCGAATCAAAGCCAAGAAATTACACAGAACACTGGATAAGTTGCGACTATGGAACACAAAACCCGATGGCATTTGGTTTATGGGGAAAATGTGATGGTATCTGGTATAAAACCAAAGAATATCACTACGACGGACGCAAGGAAATGGTGCAAAAAACTGATGAGGAATATTACCAAGATTTAGAAACTTTTGCAGAAGGTAAGGTAAAACGTATTATCGTTGACCCCTCAGCTAGTTCATTCATTGCATTGTTGAAAAAGAAAGGTTGGCAGGTTAAAAAAGCTAAAAATGATGTCCTTGAAGGTATCAGAAACCTAGCTACTTCGCTAAATCGCAAAGCAATCCTATATAACGATGTTTGCACAGAAACATTTAAAGAATTTTCTTCTTACCAATGGTGTGAAAAAGCCGTAGAACGTGGTGAGGATAAGCCTGCAAAAGAGCATGACCATCAATTAGATAGTGATAGATACTTTGTTAATACTATCATTTTCAAAAAACAAATGCGTGTTCTCGAAAGAAAGGAAGTGGGGAAATGACAATCGAAGAAGTTAAGAAGCTTGTGGATAGACGAAGAGCAGAACATAACAGATTTATAAAAAATGCTAAAATCGCACGTAGATATCACCAAAACAAGAATGATATCACAATCAAGCGCAGTCCCGGTAATCGTAACAATGAAGATAGAAAACCTACTCCTATCAAGAAAGCAGATAACAGGGCATCTAATAACTTTCATCAATTGCTGGTAGACCAAAAAAATTCATACACATTAGGTACATCTGTACAGTTTGATGTTGAAAACGATGAATTAAACGGTCAAATTGTCGACATTCTTGGTGATAAGTTTCCTAGAATTTCTAAAGCGTTGGGCGCAGATGCTTCTAATACGTCAATAGCATGGCTCCATGTGTGGATAGATGAAAACAATAATAAATTTAACTATGAAAGTGTTGACCCAGTACAGATTATCCCGATTTTCAACAAGAATCTTGATAAAAGATTAGAAAGTGTTGTTAGAATATGGGAAGACGACTTTTACACACATACAGAAGTATGGACAGAAACCGAATGCCATGCCTTTAAACAAGAACTTGGCAAAGGTGGAATAATGGAAACCAACCCAACATTCAGGTTTAACGATGTCGCAACCAATGTTTTTCAACACCATTGGGGAAGAGTGCCGTTTATCCCATTCTATAACAATGATAGACGCACTAACGATTTAAACAGCTATAAAGATTTAATTGATGTTTACGACAAAACTTATAACGGCTTTGTTAACGATGTTGAGGATATCCAAGAAGTTATCATAGTTTTAAAAGGCTATGGTGGTGAAGATTTAAACAACCTATTGGAAAAACTTAACGACAGTAAGGCGATTGACGTGGAAGAAGAAGGTGACGTTAATGCACTGAAAATTGAAATTCCAGTTGAGGCAAGAAAAGAAGTTCTTGAAATCACAAGGAAGCGAATTTTCGAAGCTGGACAAGGATTAGACCCGCAAGACGATAGAATTGGTGTTAGTTCTGGTGTGGCGTTAGAATTTAAATACAACTTACTGGAAATCAAAGCTTCACTTTTAGAAATAGAATTTCGTGAAGGCTATGCAGAACTAGTTAGATTTATTCTACAATACCTTGGAAAAAGTCCCGAAAATTTCCCCAAAATCGAACAGGTATGGGAACGTACTGCAATCAGAAATGACGTTGAGCAAGCCGAAATTGTCAGTAAATTATCAACAATATCATCTAAAGAAGCAGTCGCTAAAGCTAACCCAATTGTCGACAACTATCAACGTGAGTTAGAGTTATTAAAAGCTGATGAATTAGAAGATTTGCGAATGACAAACGACTACACTAGTGATGAAGATGAGTAGAACTAGCGAATACTTCCGACGTCGTTTTGTAGAAATTGCTACAGAGCAAGCGAAAAGAAGCGACAACGTAACGAAAGAAGCGCAAAGGCTCAATCACCGTGCAAGGCGTCAAATACAGCGCCAAATAGCTGAATTTACAAAAAAGTATGCAAATAATGAAGTAATCAGCGAAGAAACGGCGAAGAAATTACTTAACGCAGTAGAACGAAAAGAATGGCGTTTAACTCTAAAAGAATTTCGACAAATGGCAAAAGAAGGCGGATTTTACAAAGAATTAAATGCCGAGTATTTTCGCTCAAGGGTTAGTCGATTACAAAGATTGCAGACGCAGATTGATTTTGAAACTGCAAGACTTGCAAAAAGAAGTGAGATGTTATTAACAAACCACTTAACAGAATCTGCAAATAGTACGTATTGGCAAAGTGTGGAAACAATCGCAGAAGGTAGTAACTTAAGTGTAAGTTTTGCAAAGTTTAATCAAAAAATGGTCGATGAACTTATTAACAGGCCATTTCACGGTAAACACTTTTCAAAAAGAGTGTGGAGAAATAACCGTACAAAACTAGCAAAAGAACTTAAAAACATCTTAAGTGATAGTATCTATCGTGGCGATAGTATTACAAAAATGACTGAAAAAATATTGCAAAGGTTTGATGTTGCTCAAAACAGGGCGGCAACACTAATCAGAACCGAAGCAGGTCACGTAGCAGAGCAAGCCACACTTAAATCTTATAAAGATATGAGTGTAAAACAATACGAATGGTTAGCAACATTAGAAACTGATAGAACTTGCAACGATTGTTGGAAACTGCACGAGCGAGTTTTCCAAGTAAAATATGCGACAATCGGCACAACTTATCCACTATTGCACCCAAATTGTCGTTGCACTACTGCACCAATTATTAACGATTAGTCCACTAAGACTTTAAACTAGGAAATCGGAGGTAAAATTATGAAGCGAAAATTTAAAAAGCTGTTAAAAGAGCTAGGTCTGAATTTAGATAGAGAACAACTAACAGAATTAGCGGAAGAATTGGAAGACTTTATAGACAATGAAGTTGAAAAAAGGTCGAAAAAAACCGAAGACGAACCGAAAACCGAAGCGGAACTGATGAAAGCAGAATTTGCGAAAGAGATTGTAAAGGTTAAACTGCAAGCTAAAATCGATGCAGAATTATCAACAGCAAGAATTAAGGAAGGTTTCGAGGACGTTGTTAAAAACTTAATTGATTTCGATAAGGTAAAACTTGACGAAAAGGGTAAGTTAGAAGGTTTAAAAAACCAACTAGATGTAATTGTAAAAGAAAAAGCAATTTTATTCGAAAAAGGTTCAAGCGGTTATGCTCCACAAGGTGGAAAAACCCCGAATAAATTGACGTTTGAAGAGGCAAGAAAGCTAAAAGACTTCAACTTTACACAGTGGCTACTTGATGAAAAAGAAGGAGATGAATAATAATGCCAGCATTATCAACAAACCAATTAACACAGATTGCACACACTATAACGCCGCAAATTTATCAATCGTATATGCGTGAGGTTACAGCAGAGTTGTCCGACTTTGTGCAAAGCGGAATAGCTGTAGCGGATTCTAGAGTATCGGAAAACATTGATAGCGGGGGATTACTTGTTAACATGCCGTTTTGGAACGACTTAGATGGTGTAGACGAAACTCTAGACGATGGGGTAACACCATTGACAACTGGACGCATCGAAGCCAGCAACGACATCGCTGCTGTATTGTATCGTGGTCGAGGTTGGCAAGTCAATGAATTGGCTGCTGTAACGTCTGGAGATGATCCGCTAGGTGCTTTAATGGCGCGCATTGGAGCATGGTGGACACGTCGCGAGCAAGCTGTATTAATTTCTACACTTAAAGGACTTTTTGCAGAAGATGGGACGTTATATGATACTCATTTTCTCGACGGTAGCGACGAAAATATTAGCCCAGAGCTAGTTTTAAGCACAAAACAATTGCTTGGTGATTCAAGTTGGAAAGTAAATCAGATGGCGATTCACTCGCAAACTTATACGCAATTGCAAAAGCAAAATCTTATCGAATACATTCCGAATGCTCGTGGGGAAATTGTTATCCCTACCTACCTTAATTATCGTTTAACAATTGATGATGGTATCCCATTCGACAAAACCACAGGTGTGTTTACAAGTTATATGTTCGGAGCTGGTTCTTTGGGTAGAAATAGTGGAAATCCTAGCAAATTAACATTATTCGAGCTAGACCGTGATGCTGCGCGTGGTAACGATTATGTATACACAAGACGAGCGATAACAATGCACCCATACGGTTGCCGATGGACAGACGCAGAACGGGAAAGCGGGAAAGTCACACCAACTAACACAGACCTTGAAAACCCGAAAAACTGGCAATTGGTGTATGAGCCTAAAAACGTATCGTTACTAGCTTTTCAACATAAAATCGACGGTTTCGATATTGTTTCTTACAACAAGCGTACAAATAACCAAACGAAGAAACCAGTACCAAAAAACAAAGAGGTGATTTAAATGGACGTGTTGAAAACCATCAAAAACTTATTGGCAATTGAGGAAGATGACGAAAGTTACGACACGGTTATCAACATACACATTTACAACCTCACTCAAATAATCTTGAACTTTTGCAAAATCGATACGTTACCGGAACAATTAAAACCTGTTCTGGTAACCAAAATTATAGAACATATGCGAGATACCGAAGACTTTCGACAAGCGGTAAAGACGTCATTTGGCGATACTGCAATAACGTACAACGATACTGCAATCACAGATTCAGTGCTTGAAGACGCCACCAATCAGCTAAAAAGGTTCAGGAAGCTATATGCAAGCACATAGAAGGATAATCGAAAAAAAATACAATGGATTAATGAAAGTCATTGGTACGACAACAGAAATCGACTACGGTGAAACGATAGAAATTGATAAAATTCTATACGAAGAAGAACCGTGCTATCTGCAACAATTAAGAACTGCAACGGTTGTCGGCGATGGCGTTAAGTCTAATATTTCCTACGATTTGAAAATATTATGCGCGCCTAATTTAGAAATTCCTAGCGGTTGTACTATCAAGGTTTGTCAAGACGGTATGGACTACGAGCTTACGTTTTCTGGTGAGCCGTTTAAATATTTGACACATCAGGAAATCAGAATTAAGCGAGATGATATAGCATGAAAATGGGGAAAATTGATTATAGAGAATTTAAGAAAGTTGTTCAAAGATTTAAAGAAGCAGACAAAGTTAAAATTGATGAATTAACCCTTAAACTAATCTTAGATATTGGTAATATTTCCCTAGCTGCTGTTAAAAAACAAATGACAATTGATAAAGTTGTTGATTCTGGACATCTAAGGCGAAACTGGTTTATTGGAAATGTCGAAAAAAACGGCGACATGATGTCGATTGAACTATACAATAATGTAGAATATGCCAGTTTTGTGGAAAAAGGGCATAGAGGGGTTGCAATTGATATTGATGAAGTCGGTTGGCGTGTTATGCACACCGAAACGCACTGGACGGAAGGGCGTTTCATGCTCAAAATATCGCAAGAAAAGGTAAAAAAACGCATAGAAGACTTAATTAGCAAAAGACAAAGAGAGTTCTTGGAGGAGTTGTTGAAAAATGGTTGATTTACAACGTGAAATTATAAACACCCTTAATAACAACTTCAACATAAAGGTATATGGCGAAGGTAAGAAGCAAGACTTCGCAAAACCTTCTTTCAGCGTTCGGGAAATTGATAGGCAATATTATAAACAAGTCGGGGGATTTATTCGTACTAATTATCAATTATTAATTGAATACTTTCCAACTGTTTCAAAAAGACAAAACACAGAATGCAGAACGATGGGTTTGGAATTGTTGAAAATCTTTAATTTCTATGAAGATTTAAAGCTACACCCTACCGAGATAACGCACGAAATTCATGACGAAGTTTTACAGTTTCACATTGATTTTTCAATACGTTACGAAATGGTGGATAACTCACCGTTAATCAGACACGCACAATTTAGGAGTGAAATAAAATGAAGGAAAATGAAGTTGAAAACAAGCCTGTTGAAATCGCAGATACGCCAAAATATGCGATTGAATCACTGTTAAAAAGTGATAGATTTAACATTATTCATAAAGAATTGTTGGAAATTATCTTAGAAAAAGGCAAGTCTTACACACTTGAAGAAACTCAAAAAATTCTCAACAACGAACTTAAAAAGGTGGTGCGATAATGGCTGGAGGAAGATTTGATACAGTAAACAGAATTAGACCGGGATTTTACGCCAATGTCGATAGCGATAGCTTAAATGTCAACTTTGGTGGAGTTCGCGGAGTAGTAACAATACCACTTTCTTTAGGTTGGGGAAATGTCGGTAAAATTGTAAAAGTAGATGCCACAACCAACGCTTTAAGTGTTTTAGGCTATGAGTGGGATTCCCCAATGCTGTTACAAATTCGTGAGGCTTTAAGGCACGCAAACAGTGTTTTAATTTGCAGAGTAAATAGCGGAACTGCCGCAACTGCAACCAACGAGGGGTTAACAATTACTGCCGTCAACGGTGGAAGTCGTGGTAATGATATCACAGTAAGAGTTATTGCAGATGTTAATAACGCAAGTTATTTCACTGTTGAAACTTTAATCGACACCACTTTAATTGATTCGCAAACAGTCAACGATGTTGTGGATTTGTCACCAAATAATTTTGTAAGTTTTTCAGGAACTGGCTTGGTTGCTAGTGCAGGTATTCCTCTTACTGGTGGTGTGGATAACGAAGGTACGACCGAACTTTACACAGACTACCTACTAGAGCTTGAAAAGTATGTTTTCAATGTAATCGCATTGCCAACCGATAACGAAACTTTAAAATTATTAACAGCTAATTACGTTCGCCGTCAGCGAGATGGTGAAGGCAAGTACTGCCAATTAGTTGTAGCAAATTTTAAAGCAGACAACGAGGGTATAATTAATGTTAAAGATTATGCCAATGCTGTTTCGTGGGTTGCTGGCGTCACTGCAGGAGCTAATGTTAACGAAGGTAACACACATAGACGTTATGACGGCGAATTAAGTCTAACCAACCTTTATTCTAACGCAGAAATCGAAGACGGCTTGCGCAGTGGTGAGTTTATTCTAAGACCAGATAAAGAAAATATTCTAGTTGAACAAGATATTAACAGCTTAACAACTTTCACAAAGCAACGCAATACATTTTTCAGGAAAAACAGAGTATTAAGAGTTTTGGACACGTTGATAAATGACTTGAAAGATTTAGCAAGTAACTTTTTCATCGGTTCAATTACTAACAATTTAGCCGGTCGCACCCTGTTTAGAACAGAAGTTTTGAACTATATGGCTGGTTTAGAAGCTCTTGGGGCTATTGAAAACTTAGAAACATCAGATGTTGAAGTTATTGCAGGAACTGAAAAAGATGAAGTTTATGTTAATATATACATTCAACCGACTGATGCTATTGAAAAGTTTTTCACAGCTGTAAAAGCACGATAAGGAGGTATAGAAATGGCAGAATTTTTAAGAGCAAGTGATGTAATTTCAGGAACAGAAGGGGTTGTGTACGGCGTTATTGACGGACGTTCATTCAAAATTGCCGAAGTGCAAAACATTGAAGTTGAATTTACTTATCAAAAGGAGGCTGTAAAAGTTGTTGGCTATCGTGGAACTGGTCAAAAGATAGTTGGTTACGAAATCACTGGTTCAATGGAAATGCAATATATGTCACCACATTGGCGACGAATTACAGAAATTTATCAAAATAACGTTAGTTTTCCACCAATTTCGATAACAATTACTAATAGTGATGCGGCGACTCGAGCAGGAACACAAACGGTAAGCATTGATGGTGTTATCCCAGATTCCACTTTTTTAGCCATGTTAGATGCCGAAAATATTTTACAAGAAAGCATGAATTTCACAGCAGACAGCTTTAGAATCTTAACACCATTCAATGCATAAAGGAGCTATTAAAATGAACAGATTTAGAAAAATTATGACAGAAAAGAAATACGAGAAGCTAGAAAAAATGGTACATTTTTCAGACCGTTATTTAGATAAAGATGGTAAGCCAGAATTGGCGAAAATTAGAGCGATTCGTCCATCAGAGCAAGCAGAATATCAAGATAATATGACTTCGAGCGACAAAAAAGGGCGAAATTTCAAAGTTAAAACTGGAACTTATCAGATGGACGTAATCCTAAACCATACAATCGAGCCAGACTTCCGAGATGCTGATTGGCTTGCTGCCGAAGGGTTGGGAACGCCTGAAAGCTTGGTTGATAAATATTTAGACGTCGGCGAGGCGACTACTTTATTCAACGAAATACAAAAACTTTCTGGATTGCGTGAAGAAGATGAAATTGATGTTGTTAAAGAAGTAAAAAACTAATTAAAGAGGGCGACTTTGAAGCAATTGGAGCTTATTATTGTTTCCACGAACAAAAAATGTTGCCCTCAAAATGGCTAAAATTACCACTTTATGAGAAAAAAGTTATTGTTGCTTTTATTCAACAAAAACAAGCAGATGAAGAAAAAGAGCGAAAAACATTAAAAGCGAAAAAGAAGGGATAAGAAAATGAGTGCTATTAATCAAACAATGAGCTTAAACGATGAAATGAGTTCGGTTGTTGGTAATATTCTTAATTCTATGCGCCCTCTTTTGCAATCTTTGGAAAGTCTGCAGGGAATTATGAACAGTGATGTTGACACTTCATCACTGGAAAGTATGGCGGAAAATATCGCCAATGTAAACAGCGGTACGTCTGGAATAAGCGAAACGCTTGGAGAAATTAACAGGCAAATTGAAAACATTCCAGATATCGATTTGGGTATTAATATCGAAGAAACAACAGCAGTTACTGATACACTTCAAGAAATTAACAAACACATTGAAAACATTCCAGATATCGATGTCGCTGTAAATGTTGAAAATGTCCCAGACGTCGAGATTGATGTAAATGTTGAAAACATTCCAGATATCGATGTCGCTGTAAATGTTGATGTCGAAAATTTAAGCAATGTTACTAACACCATTAACGATATTAACAATACTGTTAAGACTGTTTCCGATTTGGAAATAGCTGTAGACCCTAGCACAGCCGGCAATATAAGTCAAATCACTGCTAAAATTGCAGAAGTTAATGACAAGCTAAAAATTGTTGAAAGCCGTAGCATTTTGATTGAAGCAGTCGAAAATACCACGAAAGTTATTAACGAGATTGGGGAAATTGGGGAAGCAATTAACAATGTTGGTGATTTCGAAGTTTTAACAAGTAGTGCTGACAATCTACAAGTTGCTTTATCTGAAATTGTGTTAGAAGTTGGTGATATCCCGCCAGAAATTTCCACAGCTATTGAAGTTGCCGAGCAGTTACAAGCAATTTTTGTAGAAGTTGCCGACAATGCTGGTGATATCCCGCCGGAAGTTACTAGAGTTGTTAACGAAGTAGAAAGATTAAGAGCAGAAGCAAGTAGAGCGCCCCCAGAAGTTGAAAGACTAACGAGCGAAGTTGTGAACTTGAAAAATCAAGCGGAAGGTATTCCACAAGCATTTGAAGAATCAAATCGACAACTAAATTTGATGCAAAAAGCTATCGGAGCATTGGCGATAGGTCGCTTAATAGGCATGGCAAGAGGGTTTTTCAACACAAATAAAGCCATCGCTGATACTTATGTGTTGAAAAACGCACAAATTGCAATGATGAATGACGGACTGCAAACTAACGAGGAATTACAAGGCATGATTTTCAACGCCGCCAGACGTTCAAACGCAGAATTTGCACAGATGGCAGGAGTAATCGCAAAACTTAATGCTACCGTTGGGGAAATCTTTATCAACAATGCAAGTGTTATCCAATTCACTGAAACAATCAAGCAAGCGGCGAGTATTTCCGCCACTGGTGCGCACGGTATAGAAATGTCTTTCCGAGCAATTGATAGAGCGATGGCGGAAGGTGCTTTAAGTGCAAGAGATTTCGACTTAATGAAACGTTACAACATTCGAGCAATCGAGGCGATGGCGAATTATTTAGATGTTTCTGTAATGGAAATGCGAAATTTAGCGACACAAGGTAACTTAACGTCCGATGTCATAGCAGGTGCATTACTTGGCGCTACTGATATGATTAGCACAGAATTTCAACAAATCCCCAAGACGTGGGAAGATATCATGGTAGGTATTAGAAACAGTTCACTGCAAGCATTTTCCCCATTAATGAACGCTTGGAATGAGTTTATTAATTCTGCAAGTTTTATAAATGGTCTGGAGATGTGGAAAAGCGGGATTAGAATTTTAGCTAATGTATTGTTGATATTATTCAACATTGGTACTACAGTTTTCGAGGGAATTACGAAAGTGATGGAAGCTGGTGCTAACATCATTGTTGAAAATCTTAACTTAATTTTACTAGCTATTATGGCGCTTGGGATTGGTTTCTTGGCATTACAGGCAAAAAGTGCGATAACTTTCGGTGTACAACTTAAAAAAGACATCATAGCTTATGCTAAATCATTCATCTTTTTCACAAACCAAATGATTACAGCTTATGTTAAATCAATCGCTTTTGGAGTGAAGAATTTTCTAAAAGGTCAGGCAATAAAATTTCTTGCAATGCTCAAAGAAAAAAAAGCAATGATAAGCGTTGCAATGATGAATATTAAGTTGTTAGCGGCGCAAAAGGGAGCAACTTTATTACTTGCTAAAACGACAATTTTAGCCGCTAAAGCTAAAGCAATTGCAAATGTTAAAGCGGCTCTTATGGCGGCATTGGCATGGTTTAAGTTATTGATACCAATTGCTCTATTCGCTGGTGCTATCGTCGCTGGGATTATGATTCTGAATAAATTCGGTATTTCTGCCGCTGATGTAATTGGTTTTGTGGCGGGAGTTTTCGGCGGAATGTTCGCATTTGTTTTTAACTTATTTGCGACATTGTGGAATATTATCGCATCTGTTGTAGAATTTTTTGCCAACGTTTGGAATCACCCAGTTTATTCGGTGCAGAAATTATTTTATAACCTTGTATCAAGTATTCTAAATTGGTTTGCCAGTATTATTGACGCAACTGGCGGCGTTGGTGATGCGATTGTTAATGCTTTCCTTTGGGGTGTTAATGGAGCAATTGGACTTATTAACGGCTTTATTAACTTCTTGTCAGGTTTACCCTTGATTGGACCGCTGTTTGACGGTTTCCAGATTAGTGAGTTAAGTGGGCCCGGTAGTGGACAATCATCTGGGGATTGGATAAGAGGTTTAGCGGATAATTTCCACCCCGGAGATGCACCAGATGGTTATTGGGAAGCGCCGAAATTTGAACTAAAAGACATCATGGAAACAGCAACGCAATGGAACGACAAGGCACATAACTTTTTGGACAACATGGGGGATTTGCTTGGTGGTTTCGGTGACTTCGACCTGCCGGAAATGCCACCAATGAACCAAGAAATAGGGTTAGACCACGACTTTTTGGACGGTTTAAACAACCTTGGGGATTTAGGAAGCGCACTTGGACCTGGGCAAAACATCGGTAATATTGGGGAGATTTTAGGCGATGTGGATATATCAGATGAAGATATTAAGCTAATGCGTGATATCTCAAGACGCGATAGGATTATACAGTATCAACCTTTAAGTCCAAATGTCCAAGTGACTGTTAATAATGAAGACAGCGATATTAATGAAGAAATATTTGCTGAAAGAGTTGCCGAAACAATTTTGGAAAAAGTAAGAGATAATCTAGACGATTAAGGGGGGTGTGGAAATGAATTTAGCATTTGAATACAATAACCAAATTGAGATTTTACCAGTGAACCCCGAATCAGTGGAAATTAGTCGCAATACTAATAACAACACTGTTGAAATCGTCGAACTGGGTGAAATCAACCAGATTGGTAGCAGTAGACTAGCACGCATCAGAATTGAAAGTTTTTTTCCAACAAATTCTAATCAAGTTTTTGTCAAAAAAGAAAACTTTCGAGCGCCAGAATTTTATGCGAATTTTTTCAGAAGAATGATGCAAGATAGGCGACCGTGTAGATTTTTAATTACAAATACAAATTTGAATATTTTAGCTACTGTAGAAGTATTCGATACAGAGTTAAAGGGTGCAGAGGGTGATATTTACTTTGTCTTAGTTCTTAGAGAGTATAAGCCACATCAAGCGAGGGAAGTTAGAATAAACATAACACCCCCTACGCCAGCTAGACCAAACCCACCACCACCAAGGGTTGTGACACCCCCCCCTAGACCTCCCGCCGTTA